CTGCTCAAGTAGGCGCGTCTCGGTGGCCGCTTTGTCCGACTGATGCATCGCAACCACCGCACCAATGATAGCGGCTCCCGAGAGCATCATGGACAACATCAGCCAGGGTAAAAGCTTGCTACTCTCGACCTGCACCACGCTCGCAGAGTTGCTGTCGAATCGCGAGCCAGGACGCCTAGCGGCCTCCCGTTCCGGCGCAGGATTAAGGCTGGCCTTCTTCCGTTCTTCCTCGGCTGCTATCTCCGCCATTTCGGTCCAGTCCGCCAAGGTGAGTTTCTCCCGTAGCGTAAATCGGCTAGTGTCCACATTTATCAATCGCCTCGCTCAATACGCCGCCGATCCCACAACGAATCGACCCGCTGGAGAACGTGACTCAGCGTCTCTCGATTTTCCTCATGTCTTTGATTGCTGATCTTCTCGGCGCGCTCCCCCATATTGGCGATAGAAGCCATAAGAGACAGGCGCAACTCATCCATATCGTTACGGGTGACTCGCGAGTCCTCCAGTCGTCTCAATCGCTCCTCGTGATCAGCCAGTTCATCCTCTTTGCTGTCGATCTCGCGGCCGACCAGCCACTTAACGAACACTAGCATCCCGCCTATGGATGTGAGTAGGAATTCTGGAAGATGGGCCTGCAACCACTCATTCATCGGTATTAAATTGATTCAAAATAGTCACTCCTCGTGACTTGGCGAAGCCATTTCCAGCCCGAGGCTGGCCCACTGAGTCTTAAACCGATATCCCAATACTCAAAAGCCGGTCCGTTATTTCGCCGTCCAGCCAGTATTGGCGCTCCCGCTGGTCTTCACGTACAAACTCGTCGAGGTCGATCCATCATCTCGTAAAGCGAGAGAACCGACAGGTGCCGCAATCATGGATTCAGGCGTCCCGTGACATAGATAAACCGCCCCCGCACCACCGCCACCCATAAGTCGAACGAATTTATCCGACCCCGCCCAGCTCACCGCGGCCGCAATCGAGTTGTAGTTATTGATTTCGCCGATCGTAACGCCCGCCGCGCAACCGGAGGCAATCGAGACAATCGAGGCCGCTTTGATTCCTCCGCGAGAATCCCGTACCGTAATTTTACGAAGTGTCACGTTCGGCAACACTGAGTTAGCGCGAGTAATCGTGACGACCGCGCCCGTACTGGCTGTGCCGGTGTCGTTGGTGATCAGTTCGTTGACCGTCATGACGCCCTCAGTCGCCTGAGAACCGCCGACGTTGCCGTTGTAGAGCAGTGCTTCACCCCCGCAATCCGCATCAACCAAATTGATGCTGGTGAAGGCGGATCGGGAATAGACACCCACCCCAGAAATCGCGGTATTGATGATTCGAAGAGCATTGATCGTGACTTTGGGGATATTCGCATCTGCGCCGGACGCGGTAATTTCAACCAGTTTTCCACTATTGGGAGAAGCCCCCGTAATGATGCATTCGCCGACATGAAGGCGAGCCGCATAGGCTATTTTGACTGGACTGTCGAGGCTGCTATTGATCCCGACAATTGCGAGCTTGCCAATCTTCAGCGTGATCGCGTTTTGCTCCCAGGCATAAACGCTCGACGTGGAGCCTGAAATCACGCAATCGAAATCGTGAACATGCAAAATCCAGTTATCGCCATGATTCGGCGTGGTCCCGGCAGAGAAGTCATTCCCCAGACCATAGGTTTTCAAGTGCCCGATGGTCTGGACGAAACGGCGCGATCCATCGTTGCTGTCCGGCTCTACATCGAGGGAATGCTTATCGGTCGCATCGGCTACTCCGCCCGAATAGATACCCGCCCCTCCAGTGCTATTGTCGAGGTGAGCGCTACCGATATAAAGCGCATCAACATAGCCGATCACAAGATTCTTGCGCCCGGCTTTGACAGCTCGAATCGATCCAATATGAATGTCTACGCTGTAGGTGGACGGATCGGTACCGCCGATATAGACATTGTCGCCCCGCGTATTACGCGAATCGATACGCTCAATATGCAGGTCTGAGGCGTTAAAGATGAACACCCCATGCATCTGCTCATTGGTTGTCGTACCGACGTTGGCGACGTTGCCGTCGACTTTCAACTCGCCGAATACCCGGATCTTTGAGACGCTGATGAACACCACTGTGCGCGTCCATTTCTGCGCACCCGCCTTTTGCTGGATCGTGGCGCCCGCTTCGAAAATCAACACCCGGTTGGACGGGACAGAAATCGAATAACTGTAACGGGTCGTGCCTGAATCATTGAAGGCGCTCGCCGGATCATAATCTACCGTGTAAATCGTGTATTTCTTGAATCTGACGGGTTCGCCAGTCGACAAGGCAATACGAATGGCTGGGCCGTCATCGCCTGCACCGATCATGCCATAGCGTTCCGGCTGACCCGGATCATAGGCAAAGTTCACTGGGAACACGTTGGCCGCAATCTCGAGCGGCGTACGCTTGAGCGTATCGAGCGTTTGCCCGATCGCATCACTCGTGACGGTGGAGACGGTATACACGCTTGTACCGTTCGCTCGGACAAACCCTCGAGCGCTGTCGCTAACGATCACACCACTGGTCGCGGCATACTTGATCGTGATCGGCTGGCCGCAGTTGTTCTCCACGAGATACAATTTGCTGGTCACGCTGGCCGGGACGGTGACCGTCACCGCAGCTGCCGGGGTACCCGTAAAGCTGAGCACCATGGCGCGTGATTCAGAGTCCGCGCCGTTGGCCAGATCGGCGAGTGAGTAAGTGGTGGATACGCCCAAGTTGATCGCCTGAGTGCCGGCGATCATGTCATCCAGCAATTCAATCGCATCGTCATTGATACGAGTCGCCCATGCATTCGGATAGGCATTTTGCGCGGGCTTGCGAACCTTGCCGTTCGCGGTAAATGTATCACTCATAGAAGCCGCGCTCTCAATGTCGAAATATCGTGGTCGATATCAGCCAGTCGGTCCAAAGCGCCGTCGTATCCGAGTGCCAGCTCGCGTAAAGCCCGATCTTGCTTGGATTCCAGGGCCGCTATTCGGCTCAAGGCGATCTGTCGATCTCGATTACCCTCCGTTGAGGGTTCAGGCGCAAAGCTCTCCACCTCTCCCGTGGCGAGATTCACGCGCTGAGTGTCTGCATCAAAGTTGCCTTCGATTGCCGCAGAGCCATCGGGCGTATTCGCCTCAAGATGTGAGACCGGACCTGAGAAGCTTCGGCCTATAAACCGCCCTGATTCGGGATCATAAAAATGCCAGGTGCTCACCGTTTAATCGCCTCGAGGCGCATCTGCGCATTCAGAATAGTGGCCGTGTCGCCCGTGTCGAGCTTGGCGCCCACGAGCTTAAAGGTAACTGCAACCCCATTGGTTACAGAGAACCGCCAGGAGGTGGACAGAGCCGCCTTTGTATTCAAATCACTTGCGGCACCCTGTTTGAAAAACTGCTGCCGCTTGTTGTTGTCAAATGTCCCATCTTGAATCGAATAGCGGAAGTCCATCAGATAGCCCAGCGCAGACGTCGTGGTGTAATCGAGCGTAAAGGATGCCGTCAGCAAGACGTCTCCCGTGAAATCGGGCGTGTAGGCGACCGAGAGGATTTGCGTGTTGAACGAAAACCCGTCTGGCGTGTGCTGTAACTGAGCGACCGCCGTACTGGTCGCACTCGAGCTCAATATGGACGTGATGGCACCCGGCGTTACGTCAGCTGTATCGGCCGTCCTGGGAGCCGAGGCGATTCCCGCAGTCGCGCTACTGGGAAACCACTCGGAGAAAATATCCGGACCATCGACCGCTCTGCGAACCCGCGCCCAGTAATATTCGGTTTGTCCCGTCGCAATATCGTGGGAAATGAGGTCCGTCTTTCCACTCGCCACCAGGATCGCATCGCTGCGGTTGTTGGTGATCGAGCCATAAATCTCGATCGAATCGTTATCCAGTAATACGGGGATGCCGATCAGGATCGAATTTGCGCCGAGGGAAGCATAGACAACCAATCCAGTAGGGATTGCGGGGCGGTCTGCTTGATCTTCCTGCGCCACCTCAGATGACGGGATATATTGAATGCGGTGCGCCGAATTCGACATGTCAAGATTCGAGATCAGCGCGGAATCGAGATACCCAGCCAGCGGGTCCTCCTCCTCGAGAAGGAGTCCATGGAGCTCGCGCTGGACGAGCGGCGTTCCGTTGATTGGAACCGTTCCGGTCAGAGCAAAGAACTTCCCACCGATATCCGGAATCGAAACGTCCCCGCCGTCGAGCAGGATTAACAGTGCGCCCGGACTTCCCGCGCCTCCTGCGCCCGGATAACAATGCTGGCCTGTCGGCATGACTTGAACCGATGTGGTGGACGGCGAATCACCTCCGGAGAGGTTGATGCTTCCCGACGCGCCGAGCGCCATACCACGACCGATCAGCGCTAATCCCGCACCAGACGGTCCCCCAGTGCCGCCCACGGCCAACAAGGCATAGTCCGGCCGTTCGGTAACCTTTTCGCCTGGCCCGCCTGACGTGCCCCGTAGATCGCTAGGCAGGCCGATCAACGCGTTGCCGATGACTTCTAGCGTCAGGCTTGGAAAGCTCCCGAATTTCCCGATCGTTGATCGCGCTTGGCGTGTGGCGAATCGAGGCTGGACCGCGCGCGCAATGATCGGTTGCGAATGGATGCCATCCATACCACGGCTGTTGCCGATGAAGCCGGGATGTCCCACGAGGACGGCGTTGACGTCGCTGACATCCGCGACGCCCGCTTGCCCGCCCCCTATCCCGTTGATCACTCCGTTGATCGTGAAGAATCCCTTGTGGCGCAGCTGAACGTTGCCCGTGAGGTTCAGGGTCGCCGCGCTCGCCAGATCCAGGTCACCGTTGTAGTAATAGATCGCGGCCGCGTTATTCAGGTCCGCATGGCCATTCAGCGTGTAAGTCCCTGGTTGTATGACGCCGACCCCGCCTACCACGCTGATGGTGACGACCGTCGAAAGCTCCGTGCCCTGAGAGATGTAGTAGAAATCCGGCAGTACCGAGGTTGTGCCGGCATTTTCAGAATCCGCTGAGGCTCGGCCCGTTGAGCCAAAAAGATCCAGCGTGACATTCCCAGTCGAATAGTCCTCTTGCTTTCGCTGAATCTCGAACGCCCGGTTGAGTGGGACGACATTTCCGGCGAAGTCCCGGACATTGTTGAGTTTCACCCGCACGATATCGCCCACCTCAAGACGGTTGAGCGAGGGCATTACGGTCATCGTCAGATTCTGAGGCGGCGAGGTATATCGATCACGAAACGTACTAATCTGCCCGCGAATCACTGCATCTGAATGTCTCCAGCCTCTTAACCCCTTGAACTTGAGGTTTTTAACCGGCGCTTCGCCATGCGTCGCGATCGATTGCGCATCGATAAATAGCGTCGTGCGCGTAAATTCATTACCATTCCAATTCCAGTCGACCCGGATCGTGTTGAAGACCCGCTTATAGTCATGATCGAGGTCTGACCAGGACACGACGTTGGTTTCGTTCAGCTCCACAATCCCAGCCGAATCGATCAGTACCGGGTTCATCCGCTTCAATCCCAACTGGCCGTCATAGTAGACGTGGGAGTAGCAACCGATCAGCTGATAAACCTCGGTTTCTAGAAACTTCTTCCCGTCCGTCTTGGACAGCTCTTGAAAGGCCGGGATAAACCCCAGTGCGTCATTCGTCGGGTCCCATAGATCAGGACCAATGCCCATGAAGTCCGACAGCCGTACCAAATCAGGATGAATCCCTAAATTCCAGTGATCGGGGAGTCCATATTCACCAAACGGATATTTTAGGATGCCCGTCAACACGGCATAGGCCAGCAGCGGTGCCGGCAATTCGAGGTAAATCATCTCCTCTATCTTGGTGCGCTGATCGGCCGCTATCGCCGCATCAACCGTGTGAGGAACCGCTTTGGTGTTAAACACCCCTCGGGTGCATCCGGTGAATGAGTCGTCTGTCTTGGCCGTATACCGAATAATCTCGTTTTCGATCATCAAATAGCCGACAAAGCTATTAGGCGCATCTGAGAAACTGGCGCCGTGCCAGATCGGCGTAAAGTCTCGCGTGACGTATACCGGAATCGTCGTGGAACTTGCGGTGATCGAATCCCGAAGCGTCGTACGCTTGGGTTCGAAAATATCTTGACGGGCTTCGCGGGTGATATCCGCGCAGGCGATCGAGTAAACGCCGCCATTGAACTTGACGCTGGTAATGTCCTGCGTCTGAAACAGCTGGAATTCATCAAAGCTGGCGTCCGGGATCGCTTCCACAGCGCCCTGTCCGTACCCACTGCTGCCATAGGTACCTGTTCCGAACCCGCCGTCTCCCATGCGGCCGGGATTCACATAGCCCACATAGAACCGTACCCGATGATCACGCAGGCCCATGTAATCGGCCAATCTCGCCTGAATGGCCTGCGTGAATTGCGAATTGAGGTCGATCAGCTTGAAGCTGAAGGAACCTATTTCTGTTCGCCCCTCATCCGGTACAATCTTCTGTGAAATCGACGACGGGCTCTGCAGCACATTGTCGATTACAACGCCCGGAATACCCGAAATCCCTGGGTGACTCGTGAGGTAAATCGACTCGACGTCGAACTCAATCGATATCACATGGCGCGGCTCTTTGGACTCTGCCTCATTGTGCAGAGCAAAAGCGGGCGTGTCCTGCCTCATACCCGCCCAATGTCGGATTCAGACAGGTATTCACTGAGACTTTCGTCGTCTGCGAAATACACGAGATACAACAAAATCGGAGGATTCCAGCCGTAGAACCCTTTGACTTTCCCTGTGCGGCCTGACGCCTTCACTCTCACAAGCTCGTCCAGGATAAATGCCGGCGTTTCATAGGCACCAAAGCGATTGGGAGGCGGGACTATCTGTACGTCCCTACACGTGACTGCCTCTTCGATCGCAAGACGCATCTCTTCCAGAAAGGAGCCCTCGATCACGACTCTACCGCCGTGATCGCCGAAGCCTGTAGCCAATCGCCATCAGCCGTTCCGATGCGCTGGAACGCTTTCCACTCGTAGCCGTCGTCTGTGCGTTTCAACGTGAGCGGCGTAGATTCTGTCCCGTACAGGTATGCCGTGAAGGATTGCCCGCTTTCGGTAGAGTCAAGAAACTCCTTGAGCCTCAGCAGCTTCTCACCATTCACCGGCTCAAAGACGATAGACCACACTTGATCTGCACGGTCATAAAGCGTTTCCATCGCCCCGCCTTTGGAACGGACTGCCGTCTTTTCGACCTTGCGACTCCCAGCCGTCTCTTCCGAGAGCAAGATTTCAAGCTCATGAATTTCATCGACGGCATGCCCCGGAATGAGCGACCGGCGGGCGGTGTAGATAAAGAGGCTATCCATCAACCGCCCCGAAGCTCTTGTGCCTGGCGCGAATCGCCGTTGATGATCACCACATCCCGATTGCCGACCGCATCACGAATCTCACTCATCATTTCATCCAGAATGGCAGGACCTATGAAGCCGTTGATGGTAATGGCTACGGCACTCTGAGAAGTCGCGCCAATTGTCCGCTGATTGCCAGATTGATCCGAAAACACGGGATTCTGCGGCGTACCGACATCACCGGAAATACTTGATCCGCTGGAACCTCGCCCGCCGCCTACGTTCGTTGATTCAATTTCCGCGATCTGAATAGCGCCCACAATGGCCACTTTAGCCGCCGCCAGAAGGTTTGCCGGAAATGGTAAGCTGCGAAGGGCATTGGCAACGCCGGCCGCTGTGTACCAAATCGCCTGCGCGAGAGCGACGTCTTTCTGAAGCTTCGCAAATGTTTTATTATGCGAAGCAAGATTAGTAAAAAGCTGACTCGCAATTCCGAGAATGCTCTTTGCTTTGATATCTTCCCAGATAATTTCTTGTAGTCCGAAACGCTCACGTGATGCGGCTAACAATGAATAGAAATCTATTTGAAGCTGCTGCCTGCGCGCTAATGCTTCGCGTTCCAGCTTATCCTCGTTGTCATGCTGCTCGTTGATGGCAGCAAGCCGCTCTTCCCCAGACTTAACAAATGCTTCAAAGTCGCTGCGGACAATATATTGAGTCTTTTCCTTGGCGAGCTTGTATTCCTCTTCATTAAGGGTGCCTATCATCACCAGCAGCGATTGATTCAGCGCCTGGCGTTTTTTTAACTCCTCTTCGCTTTCAGCGTCGACACCGCCGGAAGTGGCAAATGCCGAACTCTGCACAACGTCGCCATGGCCTTTGTTGATCGACGGCGACCGCGGGAGCGCTTGAGAATCGGCAACCCGATTGTCTGTCAACAACGGCCCGACAATGGGCAGAGACTCAATGGCCGCTGACAGGCCGGTTGCTGCCCCCTTTTTCGCATTCTCCCAGGCTTTACCAAACTTCTGCGCAAACTTTTCGTCGATCTTATCCGCCGCCGATTCTGCCGCCTGCGTCAAACTGGCAAAAGCCGAGAACGCGCTTTTGCCGATATCAATCGTCGTGTTGAGGATGTGCCCCATCAAGTCGAAAACAGTGGTTAAGGCGCTTTTAAGCTCCGAAGACCCCAGAGCGGAACTCAATCCATTGACCGCTCGTGTGGCACTCTCCGCACCCGTGCCACTGACTTCCAACAGGTCGTTGAAACTGTTATGCAAAGCGGTAAGCGCGCCGCCCAAGGTATTGCGGGCCGCTTCGGCTGAGCCCTTGAAACGCCCCTCCAAGTTGCTGAGAACTAGCGCCTGCGCGCCGGCCTTATCGCCAGCCTCAACCATCAGTTTGATGGCTTCTTTTTGCGTGTCGTTGAAAAGCACGCCTGCCCTCTGGAGTGCCGTCATGCCCTTAATCGGGTCTTCAAGAGCCTTCCCGACCGTCTTGGACGCGGTATTCAGATCGATGCCGAGCTTGGCCGAAAGGTCTAGAACATCTTCCGTCGCCCGCTTGATCGTTCCAGAGGACAACCCGCGGAACCCGATAAGTAAAGACTCTACGCCGATCACCGCTCCACGTGAAAACGTCGTAAGCGTCTGCATTTGACCGGCGAAGTCCTGGAAATCCCTCGATGCAGGATGAACATTTGCGCCTGCGTTTTTAAGGGAGCTGTTCAGCTGCGCGATCGCCGCTTCAGTTTTCGCGGTTTCTTCGGCAATCGCCCGAATGCCCTCTAGAACCTTTCCTGCGGTAAAAAGCCCTGCAAATGCCTTGCTTGCGACTGAAAATCCAGACGCAATTGAGGAGGTATCGTCCTTTAAGGACTTCAGATCCTCACGGACTTTCTTGAGTTCAGCCGTGAATTTCGCCGTTTCGGCCGCGAAATCGACGGTTACGGTACCTGCGTTAGCCATGCTTCTTTGCCTTCGCCCGACGCTTCGCCAGCTCGGCACGCTGTCGCGGGGTCATGACAATGGGACCTTGACGTTTCGAGGGGTAAAAATCGGACGGCTTCAATGCTTTCTCTCCATCTTTCCTCGGCGCTACATTTGCCACCGTGGCAGCTATTACACCCATTCGAAAGTTATCGACTTCAAATCCCCAGGGCTCGTCCTGGAAAAACTCCATCCAGTAGGTGAGTTCAAAGGAGGACATTTGCGCCAAAAGCTCGGTAAGTAAGCAGCCGCGCTCGCGCGCGAGACGAAACAGGAACGTCAGGAGGGGCTGCTCGGCGAGTTTTTTCTTGCGGCCTCAGCGGATTCCTTGACCAATCCGCTCGCCGTTAAGACGGCCACCGCGATCTTGCCCGCCAGCCCACCGTCGAGGTTTTTCGCCTCCTCCGGCGTGAAAATTCTTTGACCAGTGCTGTCGACGGCACCCAGGTAACAAAGCTCGTGATCCCCTACCAGGGCGCCGTCCTTGCGAATTTCCTCGATGACGAGGCGATCTCCGGCCGTCAGGCCCTTGACATAGAGTTCAACGTCAGGCAGTTCTGGTAGGTCTACCCGGACCAGTTCACGACCGAACTTAAGCAGTACGTCTTTCAGATTCGACATTAAGTCACTCCAATTTTATTGTGCGCCGCAACAACCAGCACACTTGCAGCAAATTCATACCAAGAGGTCCTCCATGAATCCTTTCGCAACAGCCGCCTTTGCCCTCTTCCTCACAGCTCCCTCCTTCGCAGACACTCCGGCTATCGAAAGCGAGGTCTTCGAAGCCAGTGGCACACATGAGGAAATCGCTAAACGCGGGGAGCTATGCATTGCACAGCTTGTGAAAAATGACGGCTTGTCAGTGAAGGACGCCACCAACGGTGCCGGACTACTCGGCACAGTGGCCCAGAATCCTTTTGATCCGAAGAACGATAAACAGCTGATCCAAGCTGGCAATGTGATTGTGGCAAGCAACGCAGATACTGTTGTTGCGAACAATCGCCTGCCGATCCAACAATTCCTCACGGGGAGGACAATCATTCAAAGCGTAATCACCCTTTTTGCAAAGGACGGGCGCTTCAAGATATCTCACTCAGATGTACAGTTCGCGATACAAAACACGGGATATTTAGACAACAACGGATTCGGACCATTAGACCCCAAAGCCAAGTTGTATGGAAAAGCCAGCTCTGCTCTTCAGGAACTTTCCACCCAGATCGCTCAGTGCGTTAAGCAGAAATCAGACTGGTAACTACGGCGTCACCGTAATCGCGCCATTGACGGCCAGCGTATAAGACGCGCGGTGTTCCTTCGCGTCATTGCTGGAATTAAAGGATTCTTCAGTCCACTTGGACACGAAGGCGACGAAGTCCAGGCGTCTGTTACCGGAGTCGGGATATATGATGTACCAGTTGCGTTTGCGGCCACCGGCAATGATGGAATCCGCATACATGTTGCTGTGTTCCGTGGCTGTCCAGTCAATGACAAGATCGCCATCGACTACACGATCGCCCAGCTTTCCACCGATCACGCGACGAACAGCGTCATTGAGGACGTTGAAGAAGCCGGACGACAACACATTGGGCGGTGGGGTGATCGTGCCCACGAGCGGCACTTGGGTGAATGTATCGGAGCCTGGAGCCGGCAATGTCGACGCCGTGCTGGCTCCCATGTAGAGAAAAGCTCCAGTATTTGAGCCGTAGAAAGCTTCGGTCATTTGCGATTACTCCAGGAATAAAAAAACCCGCCGAAGCGGGTTCTTAAAGGGACGTTTGAATGAGTTTGGCTACGAGGCAGCACCTAAGACATAGATGTCATAGGTCACCCCGGTCGTGCCTGCGCTGTTGGTGATCGTGATCAGATCGCCTGTTGACGCAGTCACAGCAAAACCCGTTGCTCCGGGGTCGAAAAATGCGATGCACATTCAGGTTTAACGGCGATCCCATCGCCGGCCGCCAAAAGCCATGGAACGCCATTCGAGGCCGGTCTCGTCACATTGACGTTGTTGGTATTACCAGCCGCGGCCGCGATGATGAGGCCCTTGATTCGAGCGAACACCGCGGCATCGCCGTAAATATCGGTCAGGGTCCCCGACACATCGATGTCTTCTGTCGCGCTAGCGGCAAGCGTGCGCGTATCGTGCCAGAGAAGGTTGGCCTGTCCTGCGCCAGCGCCATCCGAATAGGCGGAGCTGTAAAGCTTATTGAGATTTTCGCTAGCCGAATCGAGATCAATCGCTTTCGTCTTCACCGCACTAATACCGATTTTCATCGTTGCAGAAAGGGACATAACTCACTCCTGATACATGAAGAAGAGATCAAGGCCCGCGCCTTTGATCAC